TGCCGAAATGGTGCGAAGCGCTCATGATGTCCTTGGTGTTGGCATCCGTGTATGTTTCGCCTGCAATAATCGCAGCGTCCAGGGATTCTCCCTTCCCTACAAAATCAAACGATCCCGTGATTATTTGCTGTGCTGTAATGCTCAATTCCATTTTGTTCGGTCGCATGCCCTGGTAACGGAAAAACGCGTCCGAGGCTACTTTTTTCTCAATCGAAAAAGAGGGCTCTATCTTTCCGTTTTTAACAACATCGTCTGCCCACGTACTACTAAGGACGGCGGCAATCAAATCGTCAAATGTCCCATAAGAAAGTTCGAAGTTTATCCCTCCGGAAGCGCTTCCCGAGACAGGGACCAAGTCCCGAACGTTTCTGTCTTCTGCAAGCTCTTTGCTTGTCTCTGCTGTGATGTCGCCTTTAAGAGAATCTCCCGTTACGCGCATTTTTTGCATAACAGGCGTTGCCGGGGTAGTCCCCCATTCCGATTCAGCTACATACGCAAGCTGAACGGAACTTGTATCTGCGAAGGTGCTCACTATGTCACCACCTCATCTCTTTGATATGGGATTGTTGCGGTTGCCATAAACCAACCCTCACCGTCTGGCCCTGTTCTGGAAATAGAGGGCTCCCCAAAACGAAAACCGGAGAGCGCCGCTCCCCGGTAAATGTCCGTAACCTCGTCCGCCAGATCTCGGGCCGTCATTTCTCCCGATCCAAGCGGCGTGAAAATCTGAATCATGATTACCCCCACGTGTCGGACAAAATCCTTCCCGAGAGCCGCCCGCCCGGACTCGCCCGGAATAACGTTGAATCTCACCCAGGGAACGCCCACGGTGGGGGCATAATCCACGTTCGGCCATGCTATGGGGGTTATGGGTTGCAAATCTTCCGGCTCGCCCTCCTCCGCAACGTTTTTCTTCCATGCGAGAGAAAAGGCACTGGCTAAAGTTTGAAATTCTGTCGCTTTATCCATTCTTCTATCTCCTGCACTGTGACCGCCACAACTCCCAGCGGGGCCTGTTTTGAATTCCCGTGTTCCAGCCCCTCAGCATAGGCAAGGTTGTTAGAGAGCCAGACGGTTTGATATGGACGGAGAGAGGCAAGCACGGCGTTAGCCCGCCGCTCAGCGTCGTTTGCTGTGCCTTCGGACGTGTCTCTACTGGGAACTTCAACGCCTATTTGCCAGTTCGCCCGGAACAACCCGGTATCCACGGGGCTCTTGAGTATGATTTTTCTTAACGCTTCAAAAACAAGCTTCTTCTGCACCAGCACCACAAGCTCCGGGATATCCTTGTTCCCTATCTCCAGCATCTTTCGCTTGAAGTCGTCGGGCTCCATTACGCTCTCGCCTGTATTTCGTAATAGACCGTCACGCCACCCGGAGAGAGCGGCTGCACGTTGATGATAGTGTGCGTTATGCCTCCGAAAATCAGCGTGTCCGTAAGTGCCGGGGCCTCTTCGGAGTAGAGCAAAATGCGCTTGTCATTCCGTTGCACCATGGAGCCGTCCACGTGCCGTAACGCATAACTCATGGAGGCTCCTATGGTGTCGTAGTCAGTTGTTGTCCCGCTTCCCGGGTTCCACGGATCGCTCCCGGTAGTCGCTGTTCTGCGGAGCGTCATGGACTGCCCGAACTTCTGTAGCAATCCACGAGCAGTTCCTTTTGATTTCGTATAGTTAAAGTGCGCCATGGGTTACTACCCCCTCGCAAGCTCTCCCCGAGAAACAATCACGTCCGACAAAAGCCCATCAATCAGCGGGTATTCCGTCGCTCCCGAAGCTCCTTCGAAATACGAGACGCTCAAATCTCCCACGGCTTCGGAGGCCACTTTCCCGCCTCTCTCAAGATCCGGCAGGAGATCCCCGGAGTACGCACGGAGAGCCGCTTCAGCCGCAGCGTCAGCCACGCAGTCGGGGATAGCCGCACTGTCGAACAAATACCCGTCGTCGTCGTACACGGCCTTTCGGGGCCATGCCATCTTCTGGGCTCTTGCTGCCTTCTTTCCTCGCCATCGTCCGGCGTAGTTGGCATCAAGAAAGCGGCTCCCCTTTCGGATAGCCGCCTCCTTCGCCGTTATGATTGCGTCTCTGCCGTCAACCCCTTCCGCAGGAGTCTCGGGCCAGTCTGAATTACCGTAGGACTCGTGGTGCTGGTCGCAGTCTGCCAGAGAGATATAAGCGTCAGTTTTCAGCGTGAGCGCCATGGCTGGCCTCGTAGAGATCCATCAGGACGGCCTTTTTATCTCTCGGGTTGTACTGCACTCCGAGAGCGTCAAGGGCTGCCATGACTTCGTTTTTGGTCATTTCTCCCGGCGAATCCTCGGGGGCCTCTTCAACCTTCGGGGAAGCGGGCGCTTCCTCGTAAAGCTCCCATCCTCCTGCGTCAAAATCCTTCTTGCTAAGGAGAGCCCATCCACCTTTAAACTTAACTTTCAGCATTTCAGGCATTCCTAAACACCACCTCTATGCTTGTGCTTGCGCTCCCCTGTAGCGCCGCCGCTGCGGGAACGTCGATATCTGCGCCCGTGGTAGACCCCGCCACCACACGCCCCACAACGTCAGCCGTAATGGAGGGCGAAGTGTCCCACGTTGCATCCCCTGCCACCGTCGCTAGGGAAAGGGCTTCCCCGTAATCGGTGCCTTCCAAGGCCCTAAGAGCCGTCTGTATAGCCACCGCTGCGTTGTTGGAGTCCGTGGCGTTCGCCAAGAGGATGACTACGGATCCATCCGCATAAGCCACGCTCAGCTCGTCGGAGTCATTCATACCCCAAGAGATATCTGCCACGAAATTTCCAGCGTCGCCGCCTCGCCCGGCTGTTACCGTCAGGCTCCCCAAGTCCTCTTCTGCGTCGTTGGAAAATGAGTAAACCTGCACTGCTTTTGTAGCCGTGGGGCGTGCGGCGGCATATCCGGAACTTTCCGCTACCGTGGCTGAGGAAACGTCAATGTCGCTTACCGTCTGGGCTCTCAAGAGCGTTTGAATTGCGGATGCGCTATTCTTGGAGGACGTATCACCCGCAAGGGCAAAGGTTACGGTGGTTCCGCTCACGGAGGCCGCCAGCGTGTCATCCGGGGCCGTTTCGAAGGCGAAAACAAGCTCTTCGCCTATCTGCCCCTTCAATCCGCTGGTGATGGTAAGCGCCTTGCTCTCCCCGAAGGTGAACACCCTGCTTGCTGCTGTTACGCCCTGCACCACAGGAGATGCGGAGGTACCGGATCTCACTTTCATGAGCCCAAAGGGGAAAAGGGCCTCCCCCACGGAGTCGAGAGTGTTCGCTTTTCCTGCGGCAGCGGCGAGCGTCACTTCTGCCCCCTCGCTGTCGTACAGGTTTGCATACGTCACGCCATCGTTGGACACCTGGAACGTCAGGCTTGCCGTCTCCCATGCGGAAGGGATGATGACTCCCATGTGCCGCCCGCTGATGGGGATAGGGGCCGTCAACGCTCCCCGAAAAGGTACGTTATATTTCATGTCCTCACCTCGCTTTCATGCAGAAAAAAGGGGAGCCCCGAAGGACTCCCCAGTTCATGTCTAACCCGCCGCCTGGATGCAGCGAACTGCGAGGTTCGGATTCAGACACTTTACGCCCCAGAGAGCGTCAAGGCCGATCTTCACGGTGCTGGTATCGCCCTCGTACCAGCGACGGGCACGGAGGGTAAGCCCGGTAACGGGATCTGTGGCAGTTGCCATCTGTGCCCCGAGACCATCTCCGTAGGTGCTCAGAGGAGCCATGGCCAGAGCGAAGGCGTGCTCATGGTAGGCAAGGCACTGATTCTTTGCCAGCCCGGAGCCGGAGGGAAGAACCACGGTTACTACCGCATCTTCGGAGGCCGCAGCCTTGAGAGCGGGATAAATAGCCATGGTGGTGGCGCTGGAAACGGTGTAATCTGCGGTGACTACATACTGCTGATCGTCGCCGGTGATCTTGATGATGTCCCCGGTCTTGATAGTCTGCGCATCGGTAAGGCTCTTCACGACGATGGAGGTAGCGCCCTTGTCTGCGTCGGCATTCAGCGCCCCGGCAGTGTCTGCCATAGTCCCGGAGGTGTGCTCCTGCACGTTCTGGTTTGCGAAGATCTCAAAGCCGTAGCGAGTCCCGAGAGTTCCCCGGAGCTGCGCTTCTTCGCCGGCACTCCCGGAGCCGCTGGAAGTGGCAAAAGCAGAGAGCCCGAGAAGCCCGGCTTCCACGGCACCGTCAACCATCAGGTGGAGCCGGTTGTCCATGGGGACCTTGTTGTTGAAGAGCACTTTCCGAGCGTTGGTAATGTCAGTTACCGCAGGAGTTGCAGTGATGGCGCTCGTCCAAGGGATCTTCTTGTAGAGCTTGCAAAGGCTCTGGTCGATAGCATCAGCCAGCGCATACGCTGCGGGGCTGATATGAGCATCAATAATCTGATCCTTCGTGTAGGTAAGCTCCTTGTCGGTAAGGGCGTACTTAACCTCTTTCCAGGTGTCAAGTTCAATCTGGATGTTCTCAGGAGAAAGCTCCGAAGTAGTGCCTCCAGTAGAGGTGTTCACATCCGTAGCCGAGAACGTGCTGGGCCGAGTGATGTTGATGGTGCTCCCCTTCTGCTGAGGGTTGGGATCATATCCACGGTGGACACGCCCCGCCATACCAAGAGCCTTCTGAAGGTGAATCAGCGCTTCATTTGCGTAAAACTGAGGATCATAATTGCCAAGAGTGTTAGACATATCGAATCTCCTTTCGGATACAAAAAAAGACGGCCCTATGGCCGCCTTCGGAATTGGTTATCTGTGCGCATGTGTTACCGGATGATTTCTACTGTCTGTCCAGCTTTGGCCGCTTCATTTCGAACTTGCTGATATTTCTGAAAGTCCTTCGCATCTTCGGCGCTGATGGTGAATTTTCCCGTGTTGCCGGGGCGAGACCCGCCCGAAGCAGGAGCCCCCCCGCCAGTCGCTCCGGATGCTGCGAAAGCCATTCCGAAGTCTTCCGACGATTTCATTTCTTCCACGAGTTCGGCAATGGTTAGAAACTCTCCCTTGCCGTTCACCCTGGGGCCATCCTTCCCCATCACCTGGACTTTGTACTCTCCATCCTCCTCGATGACCTGCACCGCAGATTTCACGTGAGGAAGGAGGAGTTTTGCGTTACCCTTTGCCGCAGAGATTGCGGAGGTTGCCTGTGCATCCACAAGATAGGACTCCAGCGCCTTCCGTATGGAAGCCACTTTCTCGTCTCGGGCCTTAATTTCCTGCTGGTGCTTCTCCTGCATCTGGCCCTTGAGCTTTTCCCACTCTCCGGACTTCTTCGCCTTGTCCTCTTCTGCCTGTCGCTGGGCTTCCTTGAGTTGTGCGATCTCCTCCGCAGAGAGCCCCAAGCCCTCATAATCTTTGAGCTTTTTCAGCGCTTCCCGCGCTGCTTTTCGCTCCTTTTCAAGAGCAGATTTCAAACCGCCCGTGTCTTCAATTCCTTCTACCGGGAGCGCATATTCCCCGTCCCGTTCCTCATAGAGCCCTTTGATTCCCTCATCAAGCCCTTCAAATTCGTCCGCAGTTACTTTGAGTTTCAGTGTCATGGCTACCTCCCGTAGCATATAAAAAGATGAGCCCGAGGCTTCACGCTCCGGGCTTGTTC